GATTCATAGTTTGACAAATCCCAGGTTGGTTCCTCTTATTGATGATGGCAATCTAGCAGAAGCACTGGATATGATTTTTAACGAAAAAAGAACATTAGACAGAAAAATTTGGATTGAATTGAATTAATATGGGTGAATTTATCTATTTTACAAGTCTTGACCATGCAAAGTGGTTCATTGACCCAGAATCACCGTGCTTAGAATTTACCACAAAGGAACTTGACGAACACGATGGTAAAAGATTTGACATTAAAAATTGGATAGAATCAAACTGTGCGGGAAAAGTGTGGATGTGGAACGGTGTTAGTTCACCATCAGCAGGAAGTATGAACTGGAGTAACAAGATTGTTCCACAAGGTTGTGGTAAATTTTATTTTGAAAATGACGAAGATCGCATACTATTTTCCTTAACATGGAAGTAATTATATGCGAACAAAGCAAATGAAAAACCAAAGAAAAAAGTGGGCGGAATAAGTTAAAGATGCAATCATATACGGTTGACAACGAACAGCATATTATCAAAATTGGCCAGGCGTGGTTAAATGCTGATAGCGAGTTTACACAATGGCATATTGACAGTATATTCCAAGACCTATGTGGAAATTTTGTAACTTGGTGTGAGGAACAGTATAGTGACTGCCACAAATTTTTCCGTCATGAACAACTAGATGATGATTATGGGGTTAAATTAAAGATACAATGGTTTGTAGAATTCCAAAACCTGGATGCCAAAACTCATTTTTCATTAACATGGCATGACAGTTTGCCTAAAGCATGAACTCTAAAATAGAACACGGGATATAAAATGACAGATACTACCACTTTCATCAAAGACAGCAGCAGAGAATATTCAATTTATGTCTGCCAAAGCCGTGGCATACCAAGTGTCAGTGATGGGCTAAAAGACGCACAGAGAAAAGCACTGTTTGTGATGAAAACACAAAATGAAAAAATCAAGACTATTTCTTTGGCTGGTCGTTTAATTTCGGAAAATATCTATCTACATGGTGACGCAGCAGCATGTGACACAATATCATTGATGGCGGCACCATATTGTAATAACGTGCCATTGCTATCTGGTATCGGTGCATTTGGTACCAGAGTTGGACCCGATGATTGGGGTGCACCTCGTTACACTTATGTAAAGAAAAATGCTTTTACTGAGTCGATGGTCTTCCAAGATTATGATATTGTACCGATGAAAGAAAATTATGACGGCAGTGTGCTGGAGCCGCGACATTTTTTACCGCTGATCCCGCTGGTATTACTGAATGGTGTTAGTGGTATTGCAGTTGGTTGGAGCACAGAAATTCTGCCACATAGCCTGTCTGGTTTAATAGATGCTACACTGGCGGCGATTGATAACAAGAAAAAACTACCTGATTTATTACCATGTTATGAATATCTTGGCTGCACAGTCAGGGGCATCGGTGATAATGCCTATGAATTTACAGGAAAAGTTGAAATTGATGGTAGCAGTGTGATTGTAAAAGAACTGCCACCGGACCTGAGTTTGGAAAAGTTCAAGGGCAGGCTAAACAAATTGGAAGATGAAGAAAAAATCCAAACCTATGTTGACCGTAGTACCAAGGATATCAACATTGAAGTTAGATTCAAGCGTGGAACTATTTCAGATTGGACAGAAGCCAAAGCACTGGAGTTTCTAAAACTCAGCAGCAAGACTACCCAACGACTTGTAGTATTAGACTGGGACGGCAATAATATCAAACAGTATGATTCTACCGAGTCTCTCATCAGAGACTTTGTGGAATGGCGAGTGGGATTTTACGCAGTAAGATATCAGAAATTGATCCGAGATGCAACCTATCAACTAAATTGGAATCTGGCACTAAAGCAGTGCTATGACAAAGGATTACCCGCATGGTTGCCCAAAGCACAAACTGCTGCCGAAGTTGTGGAAAAAATCCAAACTATATGTGCCAAAATTGCGGTTGATGCTGACCAGATAGATAGAATTTCAGCACTGCCAAGTTATCGCTGGGCAAGAGATAGTTATGAAAAAACACTGAAGAATATAGCAGACTTGACGGCAACCATTGCAGAGTATAATATCATCTTAAATGATCCGCAGCGGATTCGTGCTATCTACCGTCAGGAAGTAGCAGCACTGAAAAAACTGCCAAAAATAGAGCGATAAATATCATAATGAAAGCGAAAGACTTGAGACCAAAAACCAAACAGGGGGCAGGATGTTTGATTTTCTGTCGCGCAACAGATAGATTTTTAATGATTCGTCGCAGTGATTTAGTCCCAGTAGCCAACACCTGGAGTCTACCAGGTGGCTCGGTTGACCATGGAGAAACACCAGAGCAAGCTGCTCGCAGAGAAGTCATGGAAGAAGTAGGATTAACTCTAGAAAATAAAAGACTACGCTTAATCTACACTAATGAAACGCATGCTCCCAGATTCAAATTTTATACGTATGCAGCCACTGTAGACAATGAATTCGATCCTGAACTTAACTGGGAAAGCTCCGACCATACTTGGTGTGATTTGGATAATCTTCCTGCTCCACTTCATTGGGGGGTCAGCCAACTTCTGGCTTTTGACCGTGCAGCAGAAAAACTAAAACAATTTGTTGATGCTGAAAAACAAAAACACTCAGCCTAATTTGATTGACAACACGGCAAAAAACAGGTAGATTACAAGCAGGAGACTGATATGAACCTGCTTGAATTATCGGATGTTAAAGAACTACTAAAAGACAGTAAAAAGTGTGTACTCGGAGTCAGTGGTGGTATTGACAGCATTGCTCTTCTCCACTGGTTTGCACAGAATCAATCACACTTAGAATGTGAAATTAAAGCAGTACATGTTGACCACGGTATCCACCCCAATAGCAATCTCTGGGCAGAATTTGTTATGGCAGAGGCGACTAAAATTGGTATCCAGTGCATGACAAAAAGAGTGGACCTTACTGGTCTTGGTAATAATTTAGAATACGCCGCAAGAAAAGCACGTTATCAAGTTTTTTGTTCTAGTGGGGCAGATACGATTATTCTGGCGCATCATGCCAATGACCAATGTGAAACATTTCTACTAAAACTATTCCGTGGTAGTGGAATCAGGGGTCTAAAAAGCATGCAACAGACCAGTACCTGTTGGTACGATAATACCATTAAGATTGTACGACCCATGCTAAAGTCTACTAAAACCACAATTGAAATGTGGGCAGAAGAACAAGGTATTCATGGAGTTCTTGATCCCAGCAATCTTGACAACCGATATGATAGAAATTTCCTGCGTAATAAAATCTGGCCGCAAATTCTAGACCGTTTTGGTGTGGCCGATGTTAATACTATGCGTAGTATTCAACACATCGAGGAGGCATGGGAACTTACCAGTCAGTTAGCGGATATGGATATTAAATCAGTTAGACTTACAGATGACAGTCTAGATTGGGTAAAGACGCGAGAACTTGGTTATCTACGAACGAAAAACCTTATTCTGCGGCTACTTGGACAAGAGGAAGTTTATAGCTTCAGTGTAGGGCAAGTAGAGCAATTTGCTCGTGGACTTCTGTCTGCTAGTATGGACAATCGCAATCAACTAGTGACAAAAAATCTTGTTCTTACCAAGATTGGTAAACGCATTTTGATTGAGCGAGTGATGTCACAGGCTGCTTGACATTCATCTTGTAAAAACTGTAAATTTACCTATGTCTACTCGTTCGGCTCTCATTGTAATTCCAACAACTGGTGCAGACTCGCTTGCTGATGCTGTTGCCAGTGCTACCAGCCAGACTCATGGCAACACTGAAGTACTGGTTATTATCGATGGACCGGAATATCATGACCGAGCCCATGCAATCATTAGAAGGTTTCCCGGTGTTAAACGCATGACACTGCCTTGGAATACTGGAAAAAATGGCTGGTATGGACACAGAATTTATTTTCTTTCAGCACCATTAGTAGACCAAGATTATTGGCTGGCACTAGACCAAGACAACTGGTTTGAACCAGACCATGTAGAAAAAATGATCCATACCTGTGAAACCAAAAACCTTCGTTGGTGTCATAGTCTGAGAAAAATCTATGATGCTAATGGCAGGTATGTTTGTGATGATGACTGCGAGAGTTTGGGTAGATACCCTATATTTCTAGATGATAAGCATCATTTAGTAGACACTAGTACCTACTGTATCAAGAAGGATGTAATTGTTGCACTGGCACCGGCATGGTATAGTGGATGGGGTGGGGACCGACGATTCTACAGCATAATCTCACAGCATGTTCCAGAGTTTGGCTGCAGTGGTCAAGCCACTGTTTGCTACAGACTGGATGGTAATCCAAATTCGGTCAATGCGGATTTCTTTATACATGGTAACGAAATTCAAAGAAAGAAATACGCAGGTGTATTCCCATGGAGAATGTGACAGATTGGTTTAGCAGCGATATTCGCCGTGAAGTTTATACCGAAAAAAACCAACTAAGCACGAGATTCATTGAATGGCAGAAAAATCGTGTAGGAAAATTTTTAATTCAACGTCCCCGGAGTGACGACGGGGTAATAATTTATAAAATTAAAATATTTTTTGAACGGCAGGAAGACCTAGTTGATTATCTATTGTCATTTGAAGAGATGCAAAAAATCACAGATGTTGATGCTGCAGCATTTTACGCACCATATGTGCCACTAACCGTGAGTAATGTCAGTGGTAATATTGGTGTTTTGGGACCTAATATAATAAGTTTTAACACTAGGTATGGATTAGTAGACAGCACCAGCAACACTGATGGCGACATTTAAGCATTGTTCCAACAGTATCTTGTTATTCAGGTCATCCGCTGCTTCTGCAACTCTAACTATAGCAGCCAAATCCTTCATGAGATCCAGATACTCTGCCTGAGAAATCTGTCCAGTATCTAGTGCTTGTTGATACTGTAATGCTTGGGCAGCATTGCGTGCTACCATTTGGTTGGCACTGGCTGCGAGAAAATTCAGGTTATTAACGACTTGACTCATAGCAATTTCAACTTATTCCCTTCACTTTTGGTTATTAGTCTAGCAGTGTCATAGATGTTTTTTACTTTTTGTTTGCAGAAAAATTGGCTTACATTGCCTTTGTGCAACATATCTCTAAATCTGTCTATCTCATCCAATTGCTCTGTGAGCATTTTAACAAGGTCAGTGTCGCCTCTACCGG